GATATTACCGCACCACCAGAAGCAATTATACTTGATGCAAAAATAAGAAGTGAATTGCCTTCGGAACAAAAGTTCATGGGTGATGATGATGTTGAGTATAGTATAGATGATTTGAAGGCCGCCGTCACTAGAGGTGAGTTTCTACCAACAACATTCTCTGACTATTCCTATAATGCACTTGAAGGTAAATACAATACGGAAAGTGCGGCAAGAAGATTGGTTGCAACTCCACTAGTACCATCTATTAATGAAGAACATTCTTCTGAGACAGGGGAAAGTTCTAACATATCTTCTGTTGCTGCTGGAAACACTTCAGTAAGTAGTGTGGAACAAGTTGAACTTTCAGACGGTTCTATTGATTACGGATTACAGTTGTCAACACACTTTAAGTTGGGAGACTTGTCTAAGAATGCTGTGTTTGGACATCGTATCAGAGAGCAACATGGATTGAAGGTTGAAGATATAATTAACAACCTCAAGGTTCTTGCGGTTAATGTTCTTGATCCTATTAAGACAAAGTATCCAAATATGTTTATCACATCTGGTTTCAGACCAGCAAGCGGAACATCTCAACATGAAAGAGGACAAGCCGCAGATATGCAATTCAGTGGTGTATCAAAGTCAGAGTATTATGACATTGCACTTTGGGTTCGTGAGAATGTACCGCACGATCAGTTTATTTTAGAATATCAATCTGGTGGCTCTGGTAATCCTTGGTTACACATATCAGTTAAAGATAGTTCAAACAGACTTCAAATTCTCACATTCTATAATCACAGAAGATATGGGGATGCTGGTAAATTCTATCAGTTGTATGCGTAGGAGATATTAATGCCTGAAGTTACCAGAGTTGGATTAGATACTCACATTGGTCATGCAAGTCCAACACCCAATCCATTTCACCAAACTGCATATGCTTCTGGTTCACCTAATGTATTTACAAATGGTGCAAAGACTGTTCGGATTGGTGATACAACTTCTTGTGGAGATCCAGCGGTTGGTGGGAGTGCGACAGTATTTGTCAATGGAATTGGAGTTCATCGTAAAGGAGATGCAACTGGTGGGCATGGGAGTTGGGTGCCGAATGCGTCTGCTTCTGGATCACCAACTGTATCCGCTGGGGGATAATTAATGTATGAATATAAATGTAAAATTTTAAGAGTGGTTGATGGTGACACAACAGACGTTGATATCGACTTGGGGTTTGGTGTATGGCTTCGTAAACAAAGAATTCGTTTCTATGGAATTGATACACCAGAATCTAGAACACGAGATTTGGAAGAAAAGAAATATGGACTTGCATCTAAGGAGTATGTGAAGTCTCACATGCCTATCGGGTCTATTCAAACTCTTGTAACTGTAAAGGATGCAACAGGAAAGTATGGACGTATCCTAGGCAAGTTCAAACTTGATGATGGAACAATTCTGAATGACAAGATGATTCGAGAACATCATGCGGTTGCATATCATGGTCAATCCAAAGATGATATTGAAGAAGAGCATATCAAAAACAGATCGTTAGTAGTTCTGTAGTTTCGTTATAAATACAAATGAGGAGATTTTAATGGCTGTTAATCCAACTGCTTTTCGTGATGCAGAAGCAACAAACAATTCAGATAGAAATGCTCAAGTCTTTTCAGACTTGAACCTTAACTTTGTTGCACACCCCTTAACTGGTGACATTACAAAACTTACTAATATTGAAGCAGTGAAAAGAAGTGTTCGTAATCTTATCAACACTAATTTTTATGAGAGGCCATTTCATCCAGAGATTGGTTCAAATGTTCGTGCAGTCTTATTTGAACCAGTCAGCCCAATCATAGAGGACATTCTTTCAAGACATATTCAAGATGTGATTGAAAACTTTGAACCTAGAGTGGAACTTATTAATATTAATTCAAAAGCAAGATTAGATGAAAATGCATATACGGTGACAATAGAATTTTTTGTTCGCAACTCTCCATCTGGTGTCCAGACAGTAAACCTATTTTTAGAGAGATTAAGATAAGATGTCACATCAATCAAAACTAGAAGTTACGGAACTAGATTTCGATAACATCAAAACTAACCTAAAAACATACATGAAAGGTCAGTCTGAATTTGCTGACTATAATTTTGAGGGTTCTGGTTTATCTGCTCTCATTGATTTGTTGGCGTACAATACTCATTACCTTGCAATGAATGCTAACTTTGCTGCAAATGAAATGTTCTTGGATTCTGCGACTACTCGTGGTTCTGTTGTTTCCAAAGCAAAAGAATTGGGATACACTCCTCGTTCAGCAAGAGCTCCAATTGCAAGAGTTGGTGTCACAGTAAATAATAACACACTATCATCTTTGACGATTAACAAGGGTACAAAGTTCACAACTTCTATTAACAACTCCACTTATGGTTTCGTTGTCAATGAAGATGTTACAACAACACAAACTAACGGACTTCTTATTTTTTCAAACCTTCCAATCTATGAAGGTACACTTGTTACGACAAAGTACACTGTTGACTATAATGATCCAGAAAAGAAATATTTGTTGACAAGTGACAGAGCTGATACTACTACATTGAAGGTATCTGTTCAAACTTCTACAAGTAATACAAAGACTGAAGCTTTTAATCTTGCAACTGAGATTACAAACACTAAGGGTACTGACCCTGTTTACTTCCTACAAGAATCTGATGATGGTAGATTTGAAATCTACTTTGGAGATGATGTTATTGGTAAGAAACTTTCTGATGGCAATATTGTCATCATGGAATATATTGTCACTAACAAGGCAGAGGCAAATGGTGCATCAATCTTTAATGTAACATCTATTGGTGGCGAAACAAATATTGCAGTATCAACAATTCAGAATGCATCTGGTGGAGATGAACCAGAAACTATTTCTTCAATTAAATATTATGCTCCACTAAGTTATACTGCACAGAAGCGTGCTGTTACTCCAGCTGATTATAAACAAATTCTACCAACCATTTATCCAAACATCAAAACGATTCAAGTTTGGGGTGGGGAAGATAATGATCCACCAATCTATGGACAGGTGTATATTTCTATTAGTCCACTACAAGGCACATTCCTAACTGAAGCTCAGAAACAAACGATTGTAACACAGTTGAACAAATATAATATTGCTTCTGTTCGCCCAGTCATTGTTGATCCAGAAACAATCTATGTAATTATGGATGTAAACTTTAGATATGATCCAACTACCACAACTAAGAGTTCTGGTGACTTGGAGACAATTGTATCTAATACTATTAGAAATTATAGTAATACTACTTTAGAAAAGTTTGATGGTATGTATAGATTTTCTGAAATCTCTAGGTTGATTGATACTTCTGATCATGCTATTCTTAATAACATTTCTAATATTAGAATGTACAAATCCCAAAGAGCTCAGATTAATACAAAGAAACAATATGTAATTAAATTCTATAACAGAATTTATCATCCACACAATGATGAACCACCAGTTATTTCTTCTACAGGATTTACTGTCGCTGGTTCTACAAGTACATATTATATTGACGATAATGGTTCTGGTATTACCAGAATTTATAGTATTGTTGCACAAGAAAGAGTTTATTTAAATAGTAATGCAGGCACAGTTAATTATACAACTGGTGAAATAATTGTTAATGATTTGCATATCACTTCTACTACAAATGGTGATGGAACAATTCATGTTTTTGCAATTCCAAGTTCAAACGATATTGTTCCTGTACGAAATCAACTTCTAAGTATTGATACTGGTGGTTCTAGAATTACTGCACAGACAGATCAACAAGGCACTACAGCCTCTCCAAGTTCGCATTCTATAATTGGATCGTTTGGTAGGGCAACAACTGGAACTGCATCCGTTAGTTCATCTAGTGGTTCTTCTAGTTCTTCTTCTAGTTCTTCTTCCGGCAGCTCATCATACTAGTAGGGTTTTAAAATGGATGGTCGTTCACCAAAATTAACGAATAAGGTTTCTCCTCATATTCAAAATCAACTGCCTGAATTTATTCAGGCAGATCACCCTCAGTTTGCCGTTTTTCTAAAACACTATTTTCAGTTTATGGAATCTGCTCAGTTAAAATTGGGCGGTTCAAACGATTATGTCATTCAAGAAACAAATAGTGTAAACTATATTGTTGATGAAACAAATGAAGAAAGAGTTGTTCTAGAAGAGTCAGTTGGTAAGTTCCAAGCTGGTGAAACTATTCGTGGACAGACAAGTGGACACACTGCTGTTATTCTCGTTGATGATTATGACTCTGACAAAGTTCTTTACATTTCTTCTCAACAAAAATTTGAACAAGGTGAGAGTGTTGTAGGACTAACCTCTGGTGCAAAGGCGCCAGTTGTTTCATACAAAGCAAACCCAATCCAAAACATTCAACAGTTACTTGCATACGCTGATACCGATAACACAATCTATAGTTTCCTTGACAAGTTCCAACAAGCACTCATGGAATCTATTCCAGAATCTCTTGCGTCTGGTATATCAAAAAGAAATCTCATTAAGAACATTAGAGATTTGTATGAGGCAAAAGGAACAGAAGAAGGACACAAACTATTCTTCAGAATTCTTTTTGATGAAGAGTCCTCACTCATCTATCCAAGAGAAAATGTTTTAAGGGTTTCTAATGGACAGTGGTCTGATGACTATCTCATGCGTGTTACAGAGATTGGTACATCAGATTATTCAACAGTTGTTGGTCGTGTTATAACTGGACAGACTTCTCAGGCAACAGCTGTTGTTCAAAGTGTTATTAAGTATAAAGAAGGCGCACAACTTGTCGCAGAACTTAATCTAGACAGAACAACAATTACTGGAACATTTGTTATTGGGGAGACAATCAATGCTGTTTCTAATGAACTTGACCAATTAATTCGTGCTGAGGTTTCTGGTATTGTTAATAGAGTTAATATAACTGAGTCTGGTGAATACTATAAAGTTGGAGACAAAGCACACTTTGAACTATTAGGTAGTATTGGCGTTCAAGGTTCAGTTAATTCAATTGGTGCTGGTAGTATAGATGAAGTTCATATTGAGAATGGTGGTAGTGGATACACTGTTGATGATGTAGTCACGTTTAACAATTCCAATACAAATGGTGGTGGCGCAGCTGCAAAGATTTCAGTTGTTGGTGGTTCATTTATATTGGAAGATGAAACAGAACTTGATAACATTGTTTATGAGGGCGAACCAAATCAGAATATCATTCTAGAACACGTTTTTAAACTTCTACATGAAGATGGTGATAATATTGTAGCTGAAGATTCTTTGGGTAACTCCAAATTTCTTCGTGAAGAGAGTGAACAGTTTAATCTACAACAAGAACAACAACTCACCGAAACTGATACTCTTCTTTTAGAGACAGGTGATAATCTTGTTATAGAAACGCAAACATTTACTGACTTGGGTGTTGCATCCGAAGCTACTCAAATTACAAAAGTTGATATGATTACCAAAGGGTCAGGGTATACAACTCTTCCTGTTCTTGGGGTAACTTCTGCGAGTGGTTTAGGAACTGGTGCATCTATCCTAGCAAAATCAACAAGTGGTGTTGGTAGAGTTCTATCTGTTAATATTACTAATCTTGGATTAGGTTATACAGCTGTTCCAAAGATTACAATGAACAGAAATATTATTATTGAGAATATTACTGGTACATTTACTATTGGAGACACATTTACATCTCACACGGCTACGGTGGTTTCTTATAATCCTTTAAACAGATTGTTAGAAATAGAGACACCTGTAGAACATTTTTTCACTGGTGATGTTATCACAACAGCAACTGGTGCCACTGCCACAGTTGTTCAGTGTGTTCACGCAAAGGCTGCGACCTCAATTACTGCTATTGCAAACACTGGTGGTAATTACATAACTGAGCGTGGACATATCAGTGAGAACTCTATGAAGGTTCAAGATAGTTTCTACTATCAAGACTATTCATATGTTGTTCGTATTGGCGAATCAATCAACCAGTGGCGTGATTCGATTAGACGTTCAGTTCACCCAGCTGGTTGGAACGTATTTGGTGAGGTTTCATTTGCAACAAGTCTTGCAGATGCACAACTTAATTCTTTGCGTATTCGCAACCCAGCCGCTGGTGATGTTATCGACTTTACAGGTGATACACGAACATTCACACCAGAACTTGCATCTACTCTCAGAACTCTTTTCACAGAAGTATTCGGTAGACGTTTGGGTACTAAGACAGATGGTACAGACTTACGAGCAGAG